CCTGAGGCCGCATGAGCAATCTGCTTGACTCCTTGTTGAGTCAGACAAGTTGGGTTGCGGTAGAAGAAGAACTTACGCGCCGTAAAGATGTGCTTTTGCGCCAGATGGTGTACGATAATCTTAGTTACGAGGATTACTTGCGACTAAGTGGCGAAGTCAAAGGACTTGATTTCGTCATCAAACTAAAGTCAAGGAGACTAAACAGTGTCTGACGATGACATCCTGATGGAGACGATCCGAGCGGCTCAGGTAGACGAAGAGCCTCTGGACGACCAGCCCGTTGAGGAGCATCCGGTTGCCGAGCAGAGCGAAGAGGAAGATTCTCGCGTATTTGCTGGCAAGTACCAGAATGCTGATGATCTTGAGAATGCTTACCTAGAGTTGCAGCGTAAGTTTCACGAGTCGCGCCAGCCCGACCCCGAGCCAGAGTATGAGCAGCCCGCTGCTCCCCAGTACTTTGGTCAGGAGCCTACGACTGAGGCCGAGGTTGTGTCGTTTGCTGAGCAGGATCCGTCAAACGCTGCAATGTGGGTGCTGAGCAATAGTGATCGGCTTCCAGATGATCTTGCTAATGCGGTGCTTGAGCATTGGTGGACGCAGAAGCCGTGGGAGGCAACCCAGTACTTCATGGAGCAGCGCCTGAACACTGAGCGCGACCAGTTGGCGGACATGACGATGCCGCTGCTTGAGCAGCATGAGCGCGCCGTGATGATGGACGCTTACGAAATGATCGTTGACGCCGTGCCGGATTATGACGAGTATCAGGAGCGCGTCGAACAGTTTATTGATGAGCGTGACGTTAGTGGCATCATTCCTCCGGGCAGTGAGACTGACCCGGTTGCGCTAGCCGAAGGAATTGGTACAATTGTAGGGATTATTAAGTGGCACGAATATCAGACTGCCATGCGTAATCAGGGGATGATTGTCCCCGATCAAGAAATCGCTCAGGCTCCAATGGTCAGTACGCGGAATACGACAAACCCCGCAGACCTTGGTAGTGATGAGGCAGACGACTTGATTCGGAACATGATTCTCAACGCCTAAGCGGGCCGCCTGACCAGAGCGACACCCCACTAGGGTTTTCGACCAGATTCAAAATGAAAACCAAAGTAGGAGGTTCGGGCTATGCCTGTTACCGTTGTTAGTGGAGTCGTCAGTGACGATGTATCCACCCTTTTGCAGGCCCGCCGTGTCGTTGACATGGATCCTGTTATCAAGCAGTTGGAGCCGGACGACGCTCCGTTTACTGTCATGCTTTCGCAGGTGTCTTCGCGTCCCGCGAAGTCCCAGAAGGTTGAGTGGCTTTCGGATCAGTTGGTTCCGCGTCTGACGACGCTGGCCGCCGCTGTTCTGATTGGCGACACGACCATCACCGTTGCTACTGGCACGGGTGCGTATTTCCGTCCCAACGACATTCTCCGCCTTGCAAACGGCGAGAACGTCAAGGTCACCAGCATCGCTACGGATGTCCTCACGGTCACTCGTAGCATTGGTTCGGTTGCCGCTTCGGCTGTTTCGACCGCAACGGACGTTATCAAGATTGGTAACGCTTCGTCTGAGGGCGCAACGCTTGGCGACATCCGCATGACGCAGCAGGTTGCTAACTACAACTACTGCCAGATCCAGCGCGACCCGCTCGGCTTTACCAACACGCTGATCCAGTCGGATCTGTATGGTGGCAACGAGCCGCAGTACGAGGCCAAGAAGAAGATGATGGAGCATCGTCGCCAGATTGAGAACACGCTGTTCTTCGGTCAGCGCGACCTTGCTACTGGCGCGTCCCCCACGGGTTTCTGTGGCGGCCTTGCCGACTTCATCTCGTCCAACATCACCACCGTTGGTGGCAACCTCTCGGAGAGCGGTTTTGCTACGTTCCTCCGCACGGGTTTCCGTTACGGTTCGCGGAACAAGGTGCTCTTCGCCTCGCCGCTGGTCGTGTCGGCTCTGTCCTCGTTCCCGCAGGGCAAGTTGGCGCTCCCGTCGTCCGACGTGAAGTCGTACGGTGTGTCGCTGATGGAGTATCGTGGTGCCAATGGTGGTACCGTCAAGATCGTTGAGAAGCGTGATTGGCTTGACTTCTCCACGGCAAGCAATCAGATCGGCTCGTGGGCCGTGCTGGTTGACATGGACGACGTCGTCATGCGCCCGCTGCGCAAGACGGTGCTGCTCCCGAACCGTCAGGCTCCCGACCGGGATTCGACGATTCAGGAGTACCTGACCGAGTTCTCGCTGCAGGTCGGCGTTGAGCAGAATCACGCGATCCTTCGCGGCGTGACCGGTTACGCATAGTTAGTCGCCACCTTCGGGTGGTCATCAGGAGCCTCTGGCGCTACAATCTAATTGTAGTACCAGAGGCTCCTTTGTCTTACAGAAAGAGAGAACACTCACATGCGATTTGTTAGCCGCTCCGCTAACTACACGTTCATCGTCCGAGGCGAGACCGAGTACGAGGTTTTTGAAACCGCCAACGGCACGATGATCCCACGCAATATTAAGAAGCCTGCGCTTATCGTTGAGTTTAAGCATGGCATGGCTTACCCCGACGAGAACTACGCGGCCCTGCTGCATTGGTCTGGTCAGGCAACCTCGCGCACAGATCCCGAGCGCGTCAATGCAAGCGGTACGTCTGCCGCCGACATCTTTGGCGCTGTCCCTTATCAGCGCGGCATTGTAATTCAGGACGGCGTTGGTCGCATTTCTGGTGTAAGCAACGCATCGCGACCCGACTTTAACTTCAGCCTGTTCGACACTGAGTGGATCGACGACCTTGATGATCGTAAGGAAGCCGAATCTACGCTCTTGGAGAATGCCGACAATGGCGTCTGGTACGTCAAGGTTGACGCAATCGAAGTTGCTCCTCCGTGGCCGAACTACAACAAGATTCGCGCTAAGAAGGGCGCAACTGTTGCCGACGCCATCGCTGAAAAGTGCGTTGAGGATGGTTACGACGTGGCTGCAGTGATCGCCTACGAGAAGGCTCACGCTGACCGCCCCGCCGTTATCTCGGCCCTTACCGCAATCGGAAATACCATTGCTGCTAATGCTGAAGAGGCAGAGGCGCTTGAGGTAGAAGTCGTCTAATGTTTGGAGTCCCGGTCACTGCCCACGCTGAAGAAACTGCCGACGTTGTTCACGGTGCGGACGAGTCCACGCTTAAGTGGTATATCAGTCAGGATGGCTTTGACCAGATTCGGCTGGGAATGGTTTGCGGCTCTTGCCTTGAGCCATTCCCGGCCGCCCCAGAGGCGCGTAATGCGAAGGTGTGGCGCGATCATGCGCACCACTATGCTGGTATTCGTAGCGCCGAAGAGTTGATGGCTCTCGTCACTAAGGGCCGTTGTCCTGTTTGTCAGTCCGAGGTTTCTATGGAGATGACGAATGCTACGCATCGCGGCAAGGACGAGTTTGAGCCAGAGGATGGTGCGTACTAATGGCTACGTTTGCTGATCTGAAGACTCGCGCTCAGAACATGGCGCTCACTGAAGACGACACGCTTGCGGGCATTTTTGTCAACGACGCATACCGTGATCTTGTTGTGCAGGCCCAGTTGCTTTGCACAAATAGTGTTGAGTCGCTTACGCAAGGACAGAATCTTTACACCCTTTCGGGGTTCGGCATTACTAATCTTGGAATGATTCAGTACATTATTTATCGTGCTGCTGGTCAAACAGACGGTTATATCCTTGAGCCGTCTGACCTTGAATCCGTTCTCCAATTGTCGTCTACAAACCCGACCGGGTATATCCGCAAGTACGCTTTGCAGGGGCTAGACAATCTGTATGTGTGGCCCGCTTCACAGCAGACCGGCGACTCGCTAATTATTTACTACGCGCAGAACCCGCTTCTTCTTGTAGACACAGTGGTCGATCCGCTTGTTGAGGAATCTTCTCCTTCGTCTGTTCCTAGCCAGTGGCAGCACATGATTAGCGTTGCGGCAGCGGCTCGTCTTTCTGACGCCGTTGGCGAGGATGTCACTCTTTCTCAGGCTCTTCAGAACCGTTACGAAATTATGTACTCTATGTTTACCAAGTGGGTAAATGGTCGTCAGGGCCGTGGAACTCGCATGATGCCAAGCGGTTACGCTCGTTCTACTGGTATGCCTCAGCATGATCGAAGCGCGTACTACTCTTCCGTAGATAGTTACTAATGAGTAAGAACAGCCGCTGGATCGAATACTCCGACTTCTCTGGCGGAGAGATGAGCGACATCAGCGCAAGCCTCATCCCCGACAATGGTTTGCTGTATGCAGAAAACGTCTTTACGGATAAGTCTGGACGCCTTACTAAAAGAAAGGCAATTAGATCTTATCTTCAAGCCGCAAACGCTAACTATTACAATTCCCTCGGAACTTCTGACGATTCTGAAAGCGCGGCACTTCAGCGCGGTTACGCTTCGCGCGTATCGTCTAACAAGATAATTCTTGATTCGTTTGAACTTGGTGAACCGGGCGGAAGTAGCCCACTGGAAACAGGAACGGCATCAACAAATAGTGATGTTGGATCTTATTCTTCTGGTGTACCCGGCGATTCGTTTAACTCGTTTGGAATTGTTGGATTCCCAATTTCCGAAAGTGCTACTTCGCTAGGGACGACTTATAACGCGCTTCCTATTGTTTGGGCTGGTGGCGCAAAGGCTGATGTTGGAAACTTTTCAACAACTTCTGGTGGAACCGTCACCGTTAAGGCTAACGAGTCTGTAATTGCGTTTTCCACACTACCGTTCTATAACGCTTTTAAAGCAACAACAATGGCCGGACAATTTTTTTATGCGACGGTTGGTGCTGGAACTAATCAGAACGAATACGTTGGCAAAATCATATCTCAAGACGATGCGGCTGGTACGATTACCGTAACGCCTACCCCTAAAAACGCTTTTGTCGGAACGTATTATTCTCGTTCGACAACGTTTGGTATGGGCGGGGCAAACTTTGAAACTGGTGGCGGCGCTAGGCCGATGGGCGCTAACTCTGCAGTGATTCACCAGAACCGAACCGTTTGCGCCGTTCAGGGCACAAATAATTATGTTTCCCTATCAGCATTTACGCCGCCCTCGTTTGCAAAGGTTGACGCTAGGGCTAATACGATTATGTGGAGCGCGATTACTGGTGAGCCTGCAACGGCGGCAAACACCAAGTCTGATGGTCTTCTGGGCCTTCTCTATGCTGGGTGGCCTAAGGGTCAGTCGTTGACGCTTGACACTGCTGGGATCACGGGCCTCGTGAGCCTTGACGCAAACAATCTTATGGTTTTGTGCGTAGATAAGATTCTGATGCTTAGCGGTACCTTGGGAAGTATTGTTACAACGGGCGGGGTAACGGGCGAAAGTTCTATTAACATCCGTACCCTGTCTACCAATATTGGTTGCGCGTACCCAAAGACTATTCAGAAAACCCCTAAGGGCGTTATGTTTTCTGATCTAAACACCGTTTACATTACTGATGGCGCATCTTTTGTAAATCTAATGGAAAACAAAGTACAGTTTTCTTACGGTTATTTTTCGTCTTCTGTTGGTATTTATGGAGCCGATTTCCCCTGCGGGTCGGCTGTTCTGTTTAACAACTATTATGTTTTGTTTACAAAATATGGCCTAGGTTGGATGTGCGACCTTTCTAATGATTATTCTTGGACTAGAATAGTGGCCTCTGGATTTACTGGCCTAACGTGGGGTTCTGGTATAAATGACCCCAAGGGGAGCGGTCATGTATACGCACCAAAATTTCTTGTAGATCCAGCAAACCCCGGGGCTGCAAGTGGGTCAAAGATTTGTCGTCTAGAAACAATGACGCTAACAGATCCCTTTGAACAAATTCCACCCTCGCCCAACCCAAGCGGTTATAACTTCTGGTGCGACCCAGACACATCCGCGCGCGTAAACGCAAGGCTAGTAACAAAGTCGTACACGTTTAACTCGTCGTCTTCTATGAAGCGGTTTCAGAAAATGGTATTTACTGGAGCATGCAACGCGCCCAATACTGTTGTTAGCATTAAAACTGGGCTTGACCCCGACTTGATTGTTACTCAGGGGTCGTTTTATCTTGGCGGGGTGTATTACAACGGTCAGCCATCTACGCTTAAGGAACTTAGGGGCACGGCTCCCCTCTCTACGCCGGGCTATTTCCAGAGTAAGGCCACTAATGTTGGCTTGGCACTAGAGTTTACAACGGCGTTTTCCGGCAGTTATTTGGTAACGCAAGACGACTTTTGGATTGATAAACTTTCGTTTAACTACACTGTTGCTAGGCAGGGCCGGGTTAAGCGCTAATGGCCCTTGACGAAAGCAACATCGAAGCCACACGAATCGCGCTAAGCGGCGCTGGCCCAATCCCGAACGCCGTCCTCTACAACAATGCTAAAGACCTAGCCGCTGCTATGAAAGCGGCAGGTGTCACGTTTGGTGGAACATCCGACCCGCTCCCCATTGGCTCCGTCGTTGCTTACTCTGGCGCGACAATCCCCACGGGCTATCTAGACGCTGATGGTTCTAGCCAACTCCGAGCATCCTACCCTGATCTCTTTGCGGCTATTGGGACGACATACGGGCCGGGTGCGCTTCCGGGGACGACGTTCGCACTTCCAAACTTTGTCGGAACCTATACGAACTTCATCATTAAGGCGACGGCTGCGGCTGCTAGTACGACAGTGATTAGTGAGACGCTCATTGCGGTGCCTCTAGGCTCGCTCCAGTTGTATGCGGGTAGTGTGTATCCGACTGGCTGGCTACGCGCTGACGGGACTGCTATCAGCCGCACAACGTACGCAGGCTTGTTCGCGATTATCGGGACAACGTATGGTGCTGGCGATGGCAGCACCACATTCAACCTGCCGAACCTCTCTTCTAGTGGTGTACCTAGTCCTGTTTATATCATCAAGGTTACGCTTAGTGGTAGTGTTGAGCCGTCTACTGTTGCTCATGCTTCGTCGCATATTCGTGCTGGCACGGATGTCATTGACGGGGATCGGGTGCAGATTGATTATGTGCCGTCTGCGTATACTCGGAATGCGGCTGCGCCCGGTGCTGGTGCGGTCACTGATCTTACTGCGCATCTTGCGGGGATTAACGCGCTTTCCGGTCAAGGTCACATTATTTGCTCATCTTTAAGTCGTCCCGCCTTCCCCGCTACGGGAACAATGATTTACGATACGGACATTGAAAGGCTGCTTCTCTACAGCGGAATATCATGGGTTATTATTCCTACTGCAAACGATGAGGCTTACGGTCAATACTTATACGACGGTGCCGGTCTTGTTGCCGCAACAGGAAACACTAAAGTTCCTTTTAGCAATTTGCTTTTTTCAAAAAACCTAACGCTATCTTCCGGTTCTATGATTTTTGCTAAGCCCGGAATATACGAGTTTTCCGTAGGCCATCGCTTTGGTACTGGTGCTGACACTTGGACGGGTGTAAATCTTTTTAACGCCACTACTTCAACCGTACTTGCTAAAGCATATGGCACCGGACAAGTTGGCGGGGCCGATCCGGGGCCGGTAAGTTATCAGTTTTTAGGGCAAATAACATCCACTACTCAATCTCATGATATTCGTATTTATCGTGATAGCGGCAGTTTGACGCTGCTAGACCCTGTTGATAATGCGGGTTATCAAATAACCTGTACCGTTAAACGTTTAAGTAGTAGTTAGGGGATGGTATGACTATTTTTGGTAGTGGACATCAAGTAGTAACCAGCACCACACGACCCGCAAGCCCTATCGTCGGACAGATTATCTACGAAACAGACACGTTTAGTCACCGCTGGTGGAATGGCACTGCATGGGAAGGCGTCACGCCAATCGGGTCGATACAGTCCTTCGCAGGGTCAACCGCTCCCAGTGGGTGGCTTATCTGTGATGGGCAAACACTAAACAGCGTAGCCAATACGCAATACGCGGCGCTCTACTCCGCTATCACTACGACGTATGGAGGAACAAGCGCATCCTCGTTCAAGATTCCTGATCTAAAGGGTCGCGCACCAGTCGGTAAGGGCGCGAACGTCGCGGTAGACGCCTTAAATAAGAGTGATCTCCTTGCCGACGCTTCGCGTAATCCAAACCATTCACACACAATTACGCATACGCACAATATGGGTAACCATACGCATGGCGAAGGTAGCCAGTTTGCCCGTTGGGTTGCTGGTGGTAATATTTACTACGCAAATGTTATTGGCGGCGGGGCTTGGGGAACTACTGTTTACGGTGGTGTGCAGACAATTGGCGGAAATGCGGGAACGCTTAGTGGTGGGCTGAGCGTTGGTGGCAGCACTGGCGGCCCAAGCACAAACACTACTGACGGCAGCAATACCGCTAACAGTGGTACTGCGGCACAACCATTTCTTGTCACTAACTACATCATTAAGATTTAGGACAAATAATGACTAACTTTCCAATTGAGAATCAAGAAACATTTGATCATGGTTCGTACCAAGCAGAACGCGCGGTTGCGTATCCGCCTATTGGGGATCAGTTGGATGATTTGTATCATGCGGGCGTGTTTTCTGCGGATATGAGTGCGCTTATCAAAGCCGTTAAAGACAAGTTTCCAAAGGAGTAGCGGATGTCTCCAGCATTTACCGGCCTAGGCGCAACAGTGGGAACCTCTGCGGAGCGTGTTGCTCTTGTTTCGCCACAGATGGGTCAACTCTTTTTTGAGACTGATACTACGTTGTTTAAGGCGTGGAATGGTTCTTCTTGGATCACTACGCTGATTGGGCTAACGGCTGGTGGTGGGCTTTCCGGAACATACCCGAATCCTACTGTTGCGGCTGTTCCGGCGAGTGCGCTCCCGGCCGGTTCTATTGTGCAAGCGCAACGGTACGAGTGGGGAAACGTGACGACAATGAGCGGCGCAACGTGGACGACTTGTAATGGGTCGTCGTATACGTTTACGCCGTTATACGCAACGTCAAAATTGTTTGTGTTTTCAGATATTTCTGTTCATGCTTACTATCCGGGTGGCGCGTATGCGGGAATGTCAACGCGACTTTTGTGGCGCGGCGCGGTAATCAGTACCCAAAGCGCGGCGGCAGGCCATGAGCATTACATGCACACTGGTGGCGGAAACCCGGATCTTTATCTTCGTTCGGCAAAGAACGCAACGGCGACTGCTGGCGCTGGCGCTGGTGTTTTTACCACCCAAATTATGGGTTACGCTTCGACTTCAACGATTGAGGTAAATCAAGCCAATCAGTGGGGAAGCGGGTACACAATTTTTGAGGTGAAACAATGATTACTAGAGAGATTACTTATGTTGACGCTCTACTTAGTCTTGCCCCCGGCGCTTGCTGGTCTAGCGACGGAACTCTAGAAGGCTTAGATTGGATTGACAAAAATATTGAGCGTCCTACCAACGAGGCAATTGAGGTTGAAGTTTTTCGCCTAGCAAAAGAACAAGAGGCGAATGTGTACCGAGTTGATCGTGCTAGCAAGTATCCGCCTATCGGCGATCAGTTGGATGCGCTCTTTCATGCTGGCGTTTTTCCACCAGAAATGGAATCTCAAATCCGTGCTGTTAAGGAACAGTTTCCAAAACCAGAGTAGTGTCTGCTACTCTATAACTATGGATTTGTACAACGCGCAGCGCACTAACTTCAAGCCGGGCATGCCTCGTCTTGCCGGTAAGCCGGGTCAGCAGCGTCAGGTGACGCCGCGTAGTGCGAATCGTGGTCAGGCTTCTCCGAAGCCGCCGCCTGCGGCTGGTATGTTGCCGCCTGCTAGTCGTCCGATGCCGACTGGTGCTAAGAAGCCCGGGCCTACTGGTGGTATGCCTCCTCGTCCGATGCCGCCGATGCCGGGTGGCGCTAAGAAGCCGATGCCGGATCGTCCGGGTGGTGTTGATGCTCGTCCGATGCCGATGCGTCCGGGTGGCAAGAAGCCGGGTGGCGATATGAGCATTATGAAGAAGATGGCGGCCTTTAAGCCGGGAATGTAGGAGTAGTTATGCCGCAGTTTGATCTTAAGGGCAAGGGCGACTTTACTGGTTTGGCGTCTAAGACTTCTGGCGAGTATGCCGCGAAGAATCAGGGGCGTTCTCCGGGTGAGAAGAATCCTGTGCGTGGTGCGGTTTCGAAGCCTGATTCGTCTGAGACTAAGAAGCCTGTTCCTGCTCCTAATACGCTGAATTATTTTATGCGTAAGACGGAGAAGGATGGTAAGGGTAATGCGAAGAATCGCGCGTATACGATGTGGAAGCGGTATAAGCAGTCTCAGCGTCGCGGGGCGTAATGGCTCGTAAGCCTCCTGCTCCGGGCAAGCCTCCTGTTAGGCCCGCTGCCCCGCCTCCCCCTAAGCCGCCTGCTCCGGGCAAGCCCCCTGCTCCGGGCAAGCCCCCTGCTCCGGGCAAGCCGCCTACGCCTCCGGCTGGTAAGCCTAGGTCGCCCGCTGGTAAGCCGCCTACGCCGCCTGCTGGTAAGCCCACGCCCGGGCCTGTCGTTCGCGGGCCGGGTGGTGCTCCCAAGACGAAGCCGCCTAAGCCGTCGGGTAATCCCGGGCCGGGCCAGAGTTGGGTTTATAATGCGCAGACTAATTCTTGGCAGAAGAAGCGCAACTCCATTGCTACGCCTAATAAGCCCACGACTAGCACCGTTACGTCGCAGCCCGATGGAAGCACAACTGTTGAGGATACTCCGGTTGGGTCGGACGCGGATGGGGCTGGCGCTGGCGCTCCTGCTCCCGCTGCTCCTCCTGAGAAGACTCCTGAGCAGATTGCTGAAGAGGTTAGGAAGGCTGCGGAGTCTCGTGTTGCTGATCTTGATCCTACGCTTCGTGGTGAGTACACGGGTAAAACGCTTGGGCTTGGTGGTCTTGGTTTTGGTCTTAGTAAGGCTGATGGTACGCGAGCGACGTACGATGAGATCTTTGGTTCTGCTGCTCCGGGTGCTGCTCCTCAGGCGGGGGCTTTTCAGGTTCGTGATGCTCAGGGGCGACTTGTAAATCGGGATCTTCTTGGTACGGATGTGTTTGGTGCTGGTGGGACTGGTACGGATTTGTCTGGTACAAAGTTGGGTCAGACAATTCTTGGTGCTCGTCGGACGGCGGCTAGTGAGGCTGAGGCGCGTTCTCGTAGTGGCACGGGTTCTGGTGGGTTGCGGACTGCGGCTGGCGAGCAGCAGGTTCAGCGTGAGGGTGCAGAGATTACTGGGCTGCTTGGGGAGTTGACTAACTTGACTACTGACATTGGTGGTCGGCGGTCTCGGGCGTTTTCTGAGGCGCAGGAGGAGGCTAGTTCGGGGGATATTGGACGGTTTAATCCTGAGGTTACTCCTCCTCGTGCTGGCGCTACTACTCCGCCCCCTGCGAAGCCCACGCCTAGGCCGATTAAGCCTAAGCCGATTAAGCCTAGTGTTCCTAAGGCTCCGGGCGGTGCTGGTAAGACGAAGCCGCCCAAGCCTGCTGGTAATCCGGGGCCGGGCCGCAAGTGGGTCTATAATGCAAAGAGTAATTCTTGGCAGGCGGCGCGCAGATGATTAAAGATATCAAGAAGAGGGCGAGTAAGTAATGGCAAAGCCAAAGAAAGTCACTCCCGGCCCGTACAGTACTCCGTTTAAGACTCGGAGGGAGCGCGAGCGTGAGGCGCAGCGGACTGCTACTGATGCTGTTGAGAGTGTTCAGGTTATTGAGGATCGTCGTCGGCGAGAGGCGGCGGCGGCGGCTGGTATTACTAAGTCTTTTGGGGATATTCTTCGTGAGCAGGCTAATGCTCAGGCTAGTCGCCTTGCTGCTATTCAGGGTGCTGCTGGTCAGAATGTTGGTGCTGGTGCGCTTGCTGGTTCGATTGCTGGGGAGGTGCAGGCTGCTGAGGCCGCTCCGCGCCTGTCTGCTGGGCGTGGTGTTGAGTTGGCGGCTGATGTTGAGGGTCGTGCCACTACTGCGCGTAAGGAGAGGGCACAGGATTTTCGTAAGTACTTGACGCAGTCTCGTGCTGACATTGAGGCGGGTGAGCGGGAGAAGCAGGCTGCGCAGATTGAGGGTGCTGCTACTGCTAAGGCTTATGATTTGAAGGAGAAAGATTATCAGCGTGGCATTTACGAGTCTGATCGTAATTACAATCTTTCTTTGGCTAAGTACGAGTCGGAGTTGGCTAAGGCTGACACGGGCCAGATTGATGATTTGATTCCGACGTTTTCCACCATGGCTAAGGAACTTTCTTCTAAGAAGGGCACTGGTGGTTACGAGGGGGAGATTACTTATACCGATTCGCGTGACGGCAAGCAGAAAAAGATTGACGTGTCGGGTGTTGCGTTTGATCCTGCTAACAAGTCGCAGGCTCAGCGTGACGCGTTTTGGAAGAAGTATGTTGAGAAGAAGACGGGGGCTAAGATTTCTGGCATTCCTGTGCGGACTGTTGAGCGTGGTACTACGAAGCGCGCGCCTTCCGAGATCGCGGAGATGATGTTTGATTCGGCGGGAACGCTTGGTTCGTTTAGCCAGCAAGAAATCTATAATGCGATTATGCGCACTCCGTTTGGCATGATGAACGCGGCTGCTGTGCGAGAGGCGTATCAGGGGTAATACGTTGCCCCCGGCTTCCCGTAACCCCAAGAAGGGGCCAATCATTATCACGTCTGGGCCGGGTCGTCCTGCTCCGATTAAGAAGCAGCCGCTTCCTGCTTATGGCCCGTACAAGTTGCCGCTTACTGATGTTGAGAAGCGCATTGTAATTAGGAAGCGTACGCCGAAGTTTGTTGAGACTCCTCGTGGTCGTATCGCTACTGGTGGCGGCGGGGTCGGGTTCTTCACGAAGGGCGACAAGGGCAAGATCATGGCTCGTGTTCGCGAGCGCGCTATTGAGCGTCAGGATACGCTTTTTGATCGTGCTGAGAAGAGTCGTCTTGCTGGTGAGCGGAGGGTTGCGACTCCTGATTATTCTAATTTGAGGAAGATTGTTGCGGAGAAGAGGAAGGAGGATGATGATCCCGGGTTCCTTGGTGGGCTGGCGGATGATTTGGGCCTTGACGATTTTTATACGGATAACGTTTTGCCGGTTGTTGGCCGAGCGTTTGGCGAAGTTTTTGAGACGGCGAAGGAGACTTATGGTGTTGGTCTTGTTTCGCCCGGTGTGACGATTGCTCGTGCGGCTGCTGGTGCTGTCGGCAAGGAGCAGGATGTTGATAAGGCTTTTGATTATGCTGCGGAACTTGTTAAGGGTGGTGCGGCTATTGCGAAGACGCAGGGCTTTGATCGGGTTAAGCCTTATGTTGCGAGTGTTATTGATGGGGCTGCTGCTTTGGGTAAGGGTGGTGCTGATGCTGTTGGGAGTGTTGATGATTTCTTGCAGACTGAGGTTCCGATTTATGATTCGGCTAAGACTTGGGCTGATCGTAATGCTGTGCGGCCGACGAAGGATGCTGCTGTTGAGGTTTTGTCTCGCGTAACTAATCAGCCTATTAATCGGCGTATTGATAATGCTGACGAGTTTGATAGGAACTTTATTTATCAGGCGAATGACATTACGCAGCGCGGTCAGGAGCGCGAGTCTGCTGCCCCTCAGGAGCGTCGTGATGTGTGGATCCAGATGGCACTTGGCGAGTATGACGATCCGGCTTGGGATGGCTACGAGTCTCCGTTTACGCGTGAGCAGTTGGGGCGGATGTCGGATTACGAGTTGGCGAATGCTGCTTACGGCACTCACACGAGTAGTATCTCTGCTTTGTTTGAGGCTGCTAAGAATGACTTCAAGAAGATTGGGGCCATGCCTGCTGCTCTTGGTGCGCTTTCTAAGCAGATTGAGAACTCTAAGGACACCGGAGATTTCCGTGGTCTAGGGAATATGGCTGAGTTCCTTGTCCGGCAGGGCGTGTCGAACATGGTTGCTTTGAGCAAGGCTAATATTTATGTGATGACTGGTGGGCAGGCCGGTAATTATGAGGATCTTGTCCGCGCTTTGAAGGCTGAGCCTATCCTTACTGGTCTTGATGTTGCGTCTACGGCAACGATTTATGGTAAGGCTGCGACGTTTGGCTTGAAGTCTGGTGGTGCTCTTACTAAGGCTGGTGCTCTTGCTGGTCGCGTACCGGGTGCTGCTCGTGCCGGTGAGGCGATTGCTGGTAAGGCGGGCAAACTTGCGTATGGGGAACGTTTGGGCGCTCCGCTTATTCGCGGACAGGAGGGGCCGTCTGGTGTTGTTGGCGCTCCGGCTCTTGGCGCTCCGCTCCGCGCTGCCGCTTCTGCTGGTCGTGGCCTTCGCCGCATCGCTGACGTACAGGAAGTACAGGTACGAGACCCGGCCCTAAGCGCCCTTAGTGATGTCACTGGTGTGCAGATCGGCGCTGACCGAACGTTCCGCCCATCGTCTTCCTTCTTCTCCAAGGCTTCTTCCCTGCTGCGCAAGCGGCTCTACGAGGGAACTAACCCAGTGTCTCGCGCTATCTTCAAGCGTGGAGAGGTCGCTGACGCTAGCAAGTTCCGAGCAATTACTTCAGCGGTCGTTGAGGAGTTGGGTACGGAGCGAGCGGCTCCTGTGGTTAAGGCGTTCAAGGAGATCTTTGACGAGAGTCCCGATCTTGCGGTGCGTGTGATGTGGGATTTGAGTGGTGCGGAGTCTGTCCAGTTGCCCTCTGGTTTGGGCGGCAAGGTTATCCAGTTGACTCCGGGTAAGCGCGCTGACGAGTTGGAGAGCATCCTTGCTGGGAAGTTCTGGGTTAAGCAGGGCGGCAAGGAAGGCGATGATGTTTTTAGGTTTAGTGATGAGTCTCCGGGTGAGGACTGGAAGAACGTTGTAGCCCAAAAGCCTAAGGGTCTTGACAAGACTAGGGTTATTCAACTAAACGACATTGAGCGGTCGAACATTGAGCAGAACATTCTTCTGCTTCGTAGGATTGACGAGTTCCCTGAGGAGACTGTTGCGCTGGCAAAGGAGCGCCTTGAGGCTCCCTACCGTGAGCAGTTTGGCGAGACCATTGGTAAGCGTATCGGCGGCCGTAAGGCTCCTGATGGTTCGCTTGTCAGCACAATTGAAACGCAGGAACTGCAGAACATGCGTTATATGGATTCTCTTGATGTGGATATTGATCGTCGTGTTGCGGATATTGATCCTTCGGTTCAGGCAAGGCTGCGGTCTAATCTTGGAATTGGCGCTCCGACTGGATTGAATCGTCGGGCGCTTGCTGGCGTTGCTCGTCTTCAGGATGAGACCATTGCTCGTTTGATGCCGCTTGTTGGTGACGAGTTCCGTGCTGAGATTGAGAAGATTCTTGGCGAAGAAAAGTTGAACATTGAGAAGCGCCTTACCGAACTGCAAGGTCAGCGTGATGCTTCTCTTGAGGCCCAGAAGGTTGTGTCTGAGGTTAGCGATGCGCTGCTTCCCGAGTTGGAGTTGGAGGTCAGACTTCTTGAGGAGAAACTTGGAATTCTTAATGCTGAGAATCCTGCGATTGTCAGGCTCACTTCGGAGGAGGCGTATGACTTTGCTTCTAAGGCTGTGGATTTTTGGAAGGGCTTGTTCAAGAAGACGCCCAGTAGTCCCGATGCTGCTAACAAAGTCGGTTGGGACGAATCGGTTGCCTTCATCGCCCCCGGCGATGCGCTTGTGGAGAAGACCGGCGATGCGACTGGAAGCAACACTGGTGGTGTGTCTGGTTTTTGGACTGGAAAAGACGGGACTAAACTTTATGTAAAGGAATACGACAATAAGGCTCAGGCAATTGGCGAGGTTATTGCTAATGAGATTTATCGTCGTCTTGGTATTTCTTCTCCGGTAAGCAAGATTGTTGGATCTAAGTATGGTTTTAATGGTGCTGTTGGTAACGAGATTGTTCCTGTTTGGAAGTTTGATGGAAATAGTTTTGATCCGGACGAAATTAAGTCTCTTTCCGAAAAGGTTACTAACGGTATTGTTGCTGACCTGTGGCTTGCTAACTGGGATGCTGTTGGGCAGGGTCTTGAGAATATTGGGATTAAGCAGGGAGAACTTGGTGGCCCAATCAGGATTGATCAGGGTGGCGCTCTCTTTCATCGCGCTCAGGGGGAACTGAAGACTACTGAGCAACTAGAAAACTTCGACATTGAAGATTTTGTAACCCAAAATCCTAACTACAAAATAGTTATTAACAATGCTGGTTATGAGACTGTTCGCGAAATTGATGGTCTTGCCCTGCAACTTCTTTCCATCCATAAACTTATTGACGATTCTGGTGGCATTGAAAGTTTTGTAGATGAACTTACGAGGCCGTTCGAACTCCCCCCCACATACGCAAGTAGCCTAGTCAATCTTCTAAAGAAAAGGCTTGCTGTACTTGATAAGCAGATCAAGATTTCTGATGATGATTTGGCAACGTGGGAAAAGTATTTTGTTAAGCCTGATGACGAGGCCAAGGCTGCTAGTGCTGTCGATGTGGCCGATACGGATGTTCCACCCATTAGGCAGTCAAAGATTTCAAAGATGAAGTCGGCGCTTAGTTGGTACATGGGTTCTGGGCATTACTCAATCAACAATGCTCTTCGTGGCAAGACCAGCATGAACGCCGAAAAGCAAGCAGCCGTTAGCGCACTTGACGATCTTTTCGATCTTGCTCCGAGGACTGAGAAGCCTATGGTTCTTTTCCGCGGAATTGGCGAGAAGGACGAGTACGACAATATTGTTCCGGGTGACACTCTTTCCGATAATGCTTTCATTTCTACGTCTTTTGATCCTAAAATTGCTGAGAGTTTTGGAGATGCTAAGCATCCGCAGGGAATTGTTCTAGAGATTTATTTGCCTGAGGGAAGCAAGGCTGTATACGGGCGCGGCGCTAGTGATGAATCGACTGGCAACCTCAGCCCGAACAATTGGGGTGGTGGCGAGAACGAGGTTATTCTCCCTCGCGGTACAGAGTTCTACATTGTTGATGTTGCGAACTATCCAAGTGGTGCAAAGATTGCTCGCGCCTATGCGATCACCCCGGGAAGTGAGTTTTCGGTTGAGGATGTTCCAGAGTTTGGTGGAACCAAGCAGAAGGCGTTCATAGAAAAGAAACTTGCTAAGAAATATGATGAGAGGGATAAGTTGAGTTCGTTGAAGGAATTTGATGAACTTGCCTCCTCTTACGAAGATATCGTGAAGCAAATTCAAGTTGCTGATGCTGAGTACGGAAGGATCAGGGCTGCCCAAGAGGATATTGACATGATCGCTGAGTCGCTTATGCGTGATGTGATTGAGTCTGGCGCTATCCCCACGGGTGCTCGCGTTCATATCCCCACGCTGGGTAGTCCCGAGGGTGCGAGGAAGACGCCGCTTCCCGAGGAGGCGCTTGCTGGTCGCGGCCGCCGCCGTGAAATGCGTAACGTTTATACGGGCCAGTTTGCTTTGCTTGGTTCGTCTAAGGATCTTGAGCGGTTCTCTGGTGCGCTTGCTCGTAATCTCCGCATTCCGTTTATTGCGTTTGAATCGGTGACGCGGTTTACTGATTACCTTATGCGCACTGGTACTACGATCAAGTTTTCTAAGGTTGAGGGTGAGTTTGAAAAGCAGAAGGCCGATCTTCTTGAGGCTGGTCTTATTAACGGCAATGGCGAATTGGGATCCGATTACGTCATTCTTCCTATTAATGAGAAGACCGGGTTCCTTGACGCTAAGTCGTTTAAGAAACTTGATTTCACGCAAGCGGAAAAGGTCGGCACTGCGGGGCGAAGTGATGCTGGTGTTGATGATGCGCAGATTGCTCAGATTTTTAAAGAAGCGTTGGACTCTAACGCGTTTAGGAATCTTGATGAAATTCAGCCGGACACTCGTGTTGTAATTCTTAGCAAGAAGCGCCTTGAGTCTTTGAGGAGCGAGATGGAGGCAGCGGCTAAGCAGCCGGGCCTTCTCCGCAGGATTACGCGTCAGTGGGTGCGCTTTACTTTGACGACACTTCCTCGTACTCCTATTGCCAACGTTGTCGGTTCGGGACTCTTGTCTGCTCTGGGCGGTGGACTTGGCGGGTACGCCGAGGCGATGAGGATTATCCATCGTGGCAGTGCTCCACCAGAGTTGTTGAACAATGGTTTTGCTGGGATGTTTGATGAGGGTGGCGACCTTGTTGTTTCGCCCGAGGGTGGACGCTTCCTCCTTGCTCAGCGGTACATGAATTACCTGTATTACTACAATGTGATGGGCGAAGACCTTGCTCGCTTGTCTGTGTTTATGCAGACCATGAAGCGTGGTGTTAAGGATCCTGCTGCGCGGAAGAAGATTGATGCTGAACTTGCGGAGGTTATGGATCTGAATGATTCGTTCCAGACTCTCCTTGATGCTGTTGCGCGTGGAGAGTTTGCGAATGGGAAGGCTCTTACGCCAGAGTTGATTCGTATTCGTAATGACGCGTTGGATAAGGCTGACGATTTCCTTGGTGGCGCGAGGGGCTTGACGAGCCGTCAGCGTACGATCACTACAATCGTTCCGTTCTGGATGTGGTACAAGCATATCTTTAAGTTGTACTTCTATACGCTTCCGTTCAAGTATCCGGGGCGCTCCCTCACGCTGAACGCTATGGCTCGTCTTGGTGCCGAGGAGTCTGCGCGTAACGGCTTTTACGATTCGTTCTACGAGGACGCGATTAAGATTGGTGAAGAGGTTCGTGGTCAGAATATTTACTCTAGGGGACTGACCACCAACATCTTCCCGTTCAACTTTGGTGGCGCGTTGGAGTACGACGAGGGCGCTCCGGGTGTTCAGTTCGCGTTGTCTAATATTGCTCCGACGCTTACTGTTCCCGCTCGCCTTGCTGGTATTGGGATCCCGGGCGCTCCGATTATTGGGGCCGGTGGTGAGCGCCTTAATCCGGGCGACGTGTTTGCCCCGGGGTATGGTGAGGCTGCTGTTGCTGAGGCTGAGAAGTTGTTTGCTCCGCTTGGTCTAGTGCAAAGCACCATTGCTCCGCGTTCTAGTTTGGCCTTTGATGCGTATCGTTTTGCTACTGGTCAGCCTCTGCCTGAGGCGCAGCAGCGTGGCGAGGGAGAGCAGTACGCTGTTACGCCTCGCGGCATTGGTGGCCTCGGCCTTTCCCGGTCTGTGCTTGACGCGTTCACGCGTAGTTTTGGTGTGAACATTGTCCGCACTCCTGTGCGTGGGCCTGTCGCTGAGCGGCGCATCACGGATGAGCAGGCTCGCCTTGAGGAAGAGGCTCGTAAGCGGTATCGGGAAAGCCTTGGGCTAGACTACTGATATGGCTACATACTTTAGTGACATTGCTCCTACGCTAGCGAAGCGAAGTAAGTTGGATATTCGCATGCCGCTCAAGGACGCGGATGCCGATAGGTCTATTGTTATTCCGAGTGACCCACAGTTTGATGCTAACGCTGGGTCTGCCCCCGCTGGCATTCCTTATGGTGGCGCGCAGGATAGTCGCGTCTTTAATATTGGCGGCTACCCTGTGGCTAAGAGGGGCAACATTATTGGTAGGCCCGGTGCTGGTACGCACAGTATGGGCAACTGGGAGTCGGATAACGCTATTGATATTGCGACGAAGGATGGGACTCCGATCCTCGCTACGCAGGACGGGACTATCTCTAAGACGTTTGCTAGCAGCATGGATCCGAAAAGTCGGATGGCTGGTGTGCAGGTACATTTTAATACTGGTGATAACGAATGGTTCTACACTCACCTGTCTCGCCTTGCCGGTGGAATTAAGGCTGGCACGAAGGTAAAGAAGGGTCAGGTTATCGGCTATAGTGGTAGTGCTAACGGGGTTGGGCATCTTCATCTTGGTGTGAAGAATGGCAACCCTTTGGATCTCTTGGGGCTTCGGTGAGTGAGAGCGAAAACATTGCCATTGTACTTCACAGGCTTGACCAGTTGAAGGCTCAGTTGGATCAGATCCACCTTGAAGTTAAGAAGACGAATGGAAGGGTTACGTCTCTTGAGATGGAGAATGCTAAGTGGAAAGGTTTCGCCGAGGGGCGTAGACTTCATGGCATGATCGCGGCGAGTGTAGTAAGCGGAGGCATTCTTGCTGCTATCATCTGGTTTGTTTCAACAGCGATTTAGTACACCCGACTGGAGAAGAAATGCGTACTCTGATTCTGACTTCGCCCGTGATGCGCGGCGAGGATGTTCGTCTTGCGCAGCGCAGGCTAAACAACTTTGATTGTTACGCTGGCCCAGAGGATGGCATCTTTGGTGAGCAGACGGCTCGCGCTTGTTCGCAGGCTAAGTGGATCCTTGGTTATGCGAACAAGGATGTAAAGCCGATCTATGGTGACACGCTAAACGATTACCTGCTTGGTTTTAAGAAGCCGAGCATCCTTATGCGTCGTCGCGCAAGTAGCCGCGCCAGTAGCAAGTCTCTTGGCGAGAAGGCTTTGCGTGTGGCGCGCGCTTACGTTGGTACTAAGGAGAATCCGCCCGGTTCAAATCGGGTGATGTTCTCTGAGTGGTACGGGATCATCGGGCCGTGGTGCATGATGTTTGTTACCTACTGCTTTGTTGAGGCTGGCAGCAAGGCGTTCAAGCGCGGGTCTCGCTGGGCGTACTGCCCGTTCGCTGTTGAGGACGCTCGTCTCCAGCGGGGGACAAGCATTGTTCCGCGCGGTCAGGAGCGGTCTGGTGATGTTGTGTTCTTCTCGTGGAAGCGTGATAAGTTCCCCGTCCATGTCGGTATCCTTATCAGCGCAAACAAGAACGGAACTATTCTCACAATTGAGGGGAACACTAGCGTTGACAGCGCCTCGGATGGTGGCGAGGTTCAGATCCGGACGCGGGACATTGCGGATGTTGTCTGCTTTGTGCGGGTGGCTGCGTAATGCGTCTGCTCCGCGTACGCGAGAACTTCTCTAAGTCCGCTCCGTATGTGAACCTCTATCCGATTGGCGACACGCACCTTGGTGCCGTCGATACGGATGAGGCTACGCTGCGAGCCGACGTCAAGAAGATTGCTGAAGACCCTCACGCTCGCATCATCTTCATGGGCGACTGTGGTGATTGCATCACGCATCGTGATCCGCGCTTCGCTGCTGGCATGTGGGCGCAGCGTTACATCGAAGCGATGCATCATGAGGGTGGCGTGATTACTGAGACGGTTGAGCATGTGGCAGAAATCTTTGATCCTGTTAGGGATAAGATTTGGGCTTGGCTTTCTGGTAACCATGAGCGTACGATTCGTAAGCACACTGATCGTGAGATTGGTAACGAGATCTGTACGCTGCTCGGGATCCAGTCGAAGTACCTTGGGTACGGCGGCTTTGTCCGTGTTGAGTGGAACAGGGACTCTAGTTCTGGTGGGCCGCAGGCGGTCACTGTCATCGATGCTATGCATGGGTGGCAGGGTGGTCGTCGTTCTGGTTCTAAGTTGAATCAGATGGAAGTAGAGTTGTCTTACACGGATGCGGACATGATCCTTCGTGGGCACTCGCACGACCGGGTCGCTCAGGTTGTCCAGTCGCTGCGCGTTGCTCGTGGTGGTGTGCAGGATTGGCCGCGAGTGATTGCCCACACTGGAACGTACAAGCAGGGCTGGGTCGATAGTGGCGACAGTGAAACGCATGATACTTGGGAGGAGACCAAGGGTTTCCGCAAGCGTGGAACTGCTACCACCGGGCCTCCCGTTATCACCATCATCCCTACCCTAACTCTTGATCGTCCTAGTCGTGTGCGCGAGGGCGGTACCTTGAGTGCAAGTGTCAACTACGAAGTGAGGATCTAACATGAATCTGAATCCTAAGATTGCGTCGGCTGGTGTTGCCGGTGCGGCAACGGTGCTGCTGATCTGGCTGCTGAGCCTTGTCGGCATTGACGTTCCCGTTGAGGCGGCGTCTGCCATCACGGTCATCATCGCGTTCGCTGCTGGGTACATTCGCCCGCAGGGTTCGTGGTCGCCCCGTGACTAACGAGTTTCTGCATCGACTTAATCGTCAGGTACTGCAAGCGAGAGAGCGCGTCATCAGTGGCCAGTTGTGGGCTGCCGATGACGCGCTCCGTGATGTGCAGCGTCAGATAAGAATCGAACTATACGGTGACGTTGTGTTGCCGCCGCGTGAGCGTATGCTCAGTCGTGGCCTGTATCGCAACCGCATGCCTCGCACGGAGGAGTAACCCCTACGCGCTGCCAGCAGGGGTACTCGCAGTCATCATCACAGACGCAGTTCGGCGTACTGATCTTGCCGTCCTTGTGCGGAGTCATTCGGACTCTCCGGTTTCCGTCTGTGTTGCTGGGTTTTCCCATGTCTCTAGATTAGCGCGTGTTACCCACATCGCGTTGGCAACCTTCGCTTCGTTCCACGATGCGTCCGGGTCGGTGTACTTGCGGGCGAAGTCGTAGCGCGCTTTGTTCATGGCTAGGTAGAGCACCATGTCGTACGCTTCTTCGCGCATGTTCTCATGGAACGTGTCCCAGCGCCAGTCAAGCCACTCGCCGTCGTGCTCTCGCGAGCCTGCGATGTATCGCTCCTTCAGTACTTCGCGCAGTGTGGCGGGGCGGAGGATATCCCAGATGTGGAACTCCACTACTTCTCTGATTGAACTTTCGATGTGCTTTTCAATGTCGTCCCAGATTTCAGAACTCATCGTCTGCCTCCAGTTCCATTGCAAGCCTTGGGTTTATCTTAGCCATTTGTTCGTAGGTTATTGTGAACTCTGTGCCGTCGTACCTGACGCCTGTCTTTGGGCCTTCCGTCTTGAGCCTCCACATGTGTTCCCTTAGGCTCATGACGGCGTTGTTTCCCTCTGCGCATGAAATGTCACAGTAGTTCTTGTCATTGTATTCGAACGTTACGCTTGGCTGGAGGGGTGCCCCGCACCGTTCGCAGATGTTGAATCCGAGCGGGGGGGATACCGCTCCGAGGAGCCTGTCTCTTTGGCGGAGTAGCCATGCCGGGTCTTCCTTTGCTTGGTGCCTTGCGCGTTCCATCTTGTATCTGTGGTAGCCGGACGGGTTGTCGATGATCATACCCTTGTCCTTATCCTTCTTGACTGCCTCGTCTACCACGAGGGTTAGGATCCTGTCCCGGTACTCGTCATCCATTGCTCTGCAGCCACTTCATGTCTTCGTCGGTGAGTTCGATTGCTTGCAGTGTTTCGATGCGGTGCGCTAGTGCGATGCAGATTGCGTCCCGCTGGTCTTCGGTTGCCGCTTTCCAGATTGGGTTCATCTCTGGGACGTACTCGGTGATGGCGGCGTGGATCCTGTCCTTCATCTTCTCCCCCTCGGGAAGTGTGTAGGTGTTGCGGATGATCTTCTGCCACGTTGTCGGTGCGTACCACTCACTGTTGGGGCCGCATGCGGATGTCACGGCTCCGACGAGTGGGAGTAGTTTCCCACCGAATCCGACTGGTGATTCGATGGCGATGCTGGTGATGTCAACGGACTGGTCGATGATCTCAAGTAGGGATGAGAGTTTGTAGTGGATCTCTACGCACCGCTCGTTCTGCTTCTTCGATTCGATCTTGAACTCTAGTGCGCCTACGTCGCAGAGTTCTCCGATGACAGGGACGATGCCGATGGCGATGCACTTGCTGCTTACGTCGATGCCGACGATTACTGGCGACCTGTCCTCTGGCTCGTCGTGCGCTGGGTAGAGCGCCTCGGCCATGCAGGACGGGCAGTTGCAGACGGGTTCGGTTGTTTCGTTAGCCATGTCTTCCTAGCGTGAACGCGATGATTACTATTGCTACTAGCAGGATGATTGTATCCGTGCCCATTACTTCCACGACCCGTCGCTGTTGAAGCCACGGAATCCGATCATGCTACTGCATACCCAGCCCGTGTGGCCGTAGCCGGGGTAGGTCTTGTCGGCCCACTTGTAGAAGCGCCACGATGCCCAGATCTGTTCGATGGGCGTGGCTTGGTGCATGTCTTCGGGCTGTCCCTTGCGCTTGTGGATATCCCACAGCACATTGGTCATACCGAGGCCACCCTTGAAGGAGTGGTTGTGGGACTGGTGCCATGCGACACCAGCCCACTTACCCTTGCGCCCGGAGGGCTGCTCGCAAGCGCCAATCTTCAGTGCTGTGTCCACCCAGTGCTGGGGTGGCGCTGTCGCTGCTCCGTATGCGGTGTGCTGTCCCCAGATGAATGCGCCGACGATGACGCAGGTGAAGAGCACTCCGCAGATGAAGCCGCGATCCCATTGGTTAGAACGGGATGTCCGCATCAAAGGTCTCCTGTTTGGGGGCAGGGGTCTGTTCCGCGTCGGGCGCTGCGTCTGCTGCGTCGGACGACTTGCGGGGGTCGAACGGGTAGGCGCGCATGACGCTGACTTCGATCTTGCTGCGCTTCTGTCCGTCCTTCTCCCACTGCTGGTACACGAGTTTACCTTCGACGCAGATGCGGCGGCCCTTGGCGCAGTTGGAGATGATCTCTCCGGTCTTGCCGAAGGCAACGCAGTCGATGAAGTTGGTGCGCTCCTGCTCGCTGCCGTCCTTGCTGCGCCACTTCTCGTTGTGGGCGACGGTGAACTTGATGGCTACGCCGTTCGGCTCTGGGTCGCGAACGAGATTGCCGATTAGATATACGCTGTTCATTTGTTCTTGTGCCTTTCAATCAGGGTGTCGATCAGGTACACGGGTGCTGACATGACTTCGATGATCATGCTGGCCGCACAATACAGCACCGTGGTGACGATTACCACACATGGGATACCGATGATTAGATATATGATGTCGCCCATCAGATGCTTCCGATGGGGGTGACGGTTCGGTTCTTGCTGCCGTAGTCGCAGCGGGAGTAGAACTCGCAGTACTTCTCCGAGCATGCCCATGTCCCTCGTCCGAGGGGCGCGAACGAGCCGGACTCGCACGAGTTCTCCATCATGGCGATGGTTGCGCGGGCGTAGCCGTTGGCTAGTTCGATGGTCTTGTCTACGTTCTCGTCCTTGACGTGGATCGTTTCGATGCGGCCGGGTGTCTTGCGGCCAATGTCTACTACGTTCCATCCGCGCCCGACGACTGGCTCGTCCTGTGTCGCGACCATGCCCGCAGTGTAGATGGTCAACTGCTCGTCGATGGCTGCGATCTCATGCGAGTAGCGGCCGCTGCGCTTCTTCATCGTGGACTTGTTGTCGGTGACGATGAGTCCGCCTGCGGCTGCGCTCATTTCGACGAGGTCGATGTTGCCGATGAGTAGCACGTCTGGAGTGAGGCTGTACTCTAGGAAGTGCTGGACGTACTGCACGTCGGTCTCTGCTGCGAGCACAGCGTACTCGCGGATGGCGCTCATCATCTTGCCCATGAGGTCGTCGTCTCCGGCGATGTCGGTCTCGTCGAAGTCTGTGTCTGGTGCGTTCCAGTACTCCAGTGCTGCGCCGATGCCAGCCTCCTCGTCGACGGGCTTGTCGTCCATGCGCTGACGCAGCATCTCGTTCGCTGCCTTGTCGAATGCGCTGCCTACCTTGACGCGGCCGGGCAGGGTGCCCTTGATGCCGTCGACGTAGCGGTACTCGTATGCCTTGGGGCACTGCTTGTACATGCGCATCTGGCTGTACGAAACTAGGGCCATGCCGTCGTCGTTCTTCTTGGGTAGGTTACTCATCGGTTGCGATCTCCTCTAAGTCTTTGATGATCTTGGCTTCGTTGTTGGCGACGAACTCTGCGGGGGTGCCCTCGGGGATGGGCGCTGCCTGAGCCTTGACCCACGCTTCGATGTCGCGCGCTACCTCGGGGTGGTTACCTACCTGCTCTGCGAACAGTTCGAACGTGGTGGCGTTCTCGTCGATGATCCCACGGATGCTGAGAACCTGCTTGATCTTATCTCGCTTTGCCTTGCTCCAGCCCTTGGCCTGAGTCAGGACGTGATCCTGCGGGGACGGCTCGGGGGCTGCGGACTCTAGGTCGCTCTTGCTCCAGAGGTTCAGCGCGATGCCGAACCGCATGGCTGCGTTGCGGATGCCGTCGCCGATGATCTCCTTGATGAGGTCGCCGTCGGAGCGGCGCTCGTTCGGCTCCACTCCGCCGTACCCGATGCGGGCGTGGTCGAAGATGTTGAGCCTGATCCACATGCCAGTCGGTCGGCCCTCGGCGTTGCGGTCAAGGGCGGGGCTGCCGTTCTCGTC